TTTTTTTTTTTTTTTTTGGTGCGGTAGACTGCGGTCTACCACTGTACTTAGTCTTTAAATGTTATAAGAGACATCACATAATCATCAACTGTATATTCCAACAATTTTTTGATAGGAAAATTCATCCCTCCGTAGAGCATTTTTGCTTTCATATCCCTAGTCTTTACAAACTCCCAATTCTCCAATGGGTAACTACCCTGATAATGCTCGAAAAACCTTATAAACTGTACATCATTCACACCACCTAGGAACATGTAAGCTGTTAAACGAGAAAAGCTCGTCGCCAAGTCCTTGACTTCGTTCTCTGGATGCAACATCAACTTGAACCAGTCCATTGTAGGACGATAGAGAAAACCATTCCGAAACTGGTAACCCAGAAACTCTGGTCCTTCTCTATCTGCTCTCCGAATTTTTGTCTTAACCGTATTAAGCACAGCAGAGAAAGTGCGTAAGTAACATTCGGCTATATCCTCTTGTCTAGGACGGCCTTGGGTGATTGCCTTACAATCATCACCCAAGACCTTTAAGTCGTAAATGCCAAAGCCATATTTTAGGCTAAAGAAGACGAACATGATCATGGAAATGATACTTTCTATCAACTGAGTAAAAGAACTACCTGAAGGCATCGCTCCATCTAGAAACTGAATCTCACCATTCGGTTTCATCACTGGTGTGTGCAACAAGTAGTAAACTACAAAGAACCATGTACGCATCCATCTCTTCTTCTGCGCTTCCCGAAGTTTCTTTCCTTTCCAATGGTCAAAATCAATCATATTTTCCATGACATCCACTCCTCGGCGAATGGTTGCTGTACGTAGATTCCTGTCCATCTTTGAAATATCTAGTTCGCACGAATAACTACCTTTTGGAAAAGGAGTTTGATTGTGCATCTTCGATAACCTAGGAATGACATTCTTTCCGAACATGATTGGGTAATTAGGAATGGTCTTCATCTTTTCAATAACAGGAGCGACAAATTTCTGCTCATTAACAACAATTGCACTTGCGCCCACAAAGGTTACCCTTTGTTTCGGTTTCGTCCAATCGTACATAATAGCACGAGTCGCCAGCATCATTGGGATTGGTTCTTGAGGCACAAGATCCATCGCATTGATTTCAACCATCCTCGCCTGCTCGTAGATTTGATCTAAACACTCACCTTTCTTAAGACCACGATACCCAAACCCCGCAGAGGTATCATGATGTAAGCGGTTCATCGCATCCTTTAACTCAAGTGGTTCAACCTTCCAACTTCCGAGCATCGATTTTACCTTAGACGTAGCTTCATCCAAAAACCATTGATCCTCAGCACTAATCTCAATGTCATCGTTTTGTGGACCAGAAGCCATGTCCTCGAAAATTCTCTGAACTTCATAACTTGAGGCTCCTCCTTTAGTAAACTTCATCGCCTCTTCAAACTCATCTGGGTAATAGTCACGCATGACTGGAAAAGCGAATGGATCAACCAAACCCTTATTTCCCCACACACTGTAGGAATATCCAACGACTGAAGAGACAGGCTTAAAGAAATTAAAGAATCTCATCCTCAAACTACACAAACTTTATTTTAATGAAGA